TTGTAAATATACAAAACAATCCACACATTATCAAGGAGATTAATTTATGTCTAAATTTGAACAACTATTAGACTTAATTGTAAATGAAGAAAAAGCAAAGGCTGACGAGCTATTTCATGAAATTGTCGTAGAAATGTCACGCAGTATTTATGAAAAAATTCTTTCTGAAGAAGAGCAGGAAGAAGAGCAAGACGAATACGAAGACGAAGATGAAACTAACGAAAGTTATGTTGACGAATTCGCAAAAGGTGATGAATTTGGTGATGAATTCCCTGTTCAGGACAAAACTGACGATTTCGAAGATGATGTTGTAGATCATGAATTTGGTGATGAACATGATGACGAATTGGGTCATGAAGAAGATGAAGGTGAGCCTGCTACCAAAGACGATATCCATGATCTAACAGATTCGCTAGAAGAGCTAAAAGCCGCATTTCAAAAAATACTAGACGGTGGCTCGCTCGATCTTGATTCCGAAGAAGATGATTCAGATATGGACTCAATGGGCAATTTTGATGATGAAGAATCAGATGACGAAGAGTCAGATGATGATGAAGAGTCAGATGATGAAGAAGAATCAGATGATGAAGAGTCAGATGATGAAGAGTCAAAAATGCCGTTTGAATCCCGCAAGAGTCAGGGTGAAACCATGCGTGAATACATCGAAAAGATCACTGCAACAATGGATGGCGGTCTTGTAGGCGGTCGAACAGGCGAAACAATGTCTGCTCCTAAAGAAGGCAAGAGCCCAGTAAGTTCAGGATCTGGTAAACCAACCAGTGGTGCAAATGCTAAGAACATTGCACAAGACTGCAAAGGTGCAGACGAAGACGGTACATCACCAAAGGGTAAAGTTGGCGGTTTAGTTAAGAAGGGCGGTGATTTTCCACACGCTGGCAACTTTGAAAATTCCCAGAGCAAGAGCCGTAGTACAAAGAATATTTGGGGTCAGGCTAAGAAGCCAGGCAACAAAGAAGGTGCTGGAGTTGGTGCAGTTGCTGGTGGCGACAAAGCAGGTCAGACAGGTGGTGTAATCACCAAGAGTCCTCTAACTGGCGCCCCTAATAGAGCAAAGTAAGGAATCACGATGTCGCGCTACTTACGAGAACATTTGAGTTTTGACCAAGCTCGTGTCATTTTAGAAAATGATGGAGAGAATGGTAAAAATCTTTGGTTAAAAGGCATTTGCATCCAAGGCGGGATTCGCAACGCTAATCAGCGTGTTTATCCAGTTAATGAAATTGGCAATGCCGTCAAGACATTGAATGACCAGATTCAAAACGGATATAGTGTTCTCGGAGAAGTTGATCATCCAGATGATCTTAAAGTAAATTTAGACCGTGTGTCGCACATGATTACAGAAATGTGGATGGACGGTCCTAATGGATATGGCAAGATGAAAGTTTTGCCAACTCCTATGGGTAATCTCATCAAGACAATGTTAGAATCAGGCGTAAAACTTGGCGTAAGTTCCAGAGGTAGCGGAAACGTTAAAGACGGAACAGGAGAAGTTTCTGATTTTGAAATTATCACTGTTGATATTGTTGCCCAGCCGAGCGCGCCTGGAGCTTATCCAACTCCTGTATACGAGCATCTTATGAATAATAAGGGCGGATATCAAAGTTGGAGAGTTGCGCAAGAAGTTAAAGAAGATCCAAAGGCCCAAAAATATCTGCAAGAATCTATCGTGCAGATTATTAAAGGTCTAAAATAAGCCCGAGGAGAAATAGATGTTGGATGCATTCAAACAGTTAGTAGAAAGCGGCATGATGTCAGAACAAGTTCGTTCTGCTGTCCAAGAAGCTTTTGATCTAAGAATCCAAGAGAATCGCGACCAAGTCACAGCCGAACTCCGTGAAGAATTTGCTCAAAAATACGAACACGACAAAGGCGTTATCATTGAATCTATGAATTCAATGCTAAGTGAAAGATTGGCCGCAGAAATTACTGAATTTGCCGAGGATAGACGTGCTTTGGCCGAAACCCGTGCCAAGTATGTTGAAAAAATGAAAGGTGACACCAGAATGATGGAATCTTTTGTTACTCATCAATTAGCTAATGAACTTAAAGAATTCCAAAGCGACCGAGTAAAAGTCGCAGAGAATTTTGAAAAGCTTGAGCAGTTCGTTGTAAGCGCACTTGCAAGAGAAATTTCTGAGTTTGCTGAAGACAAGCGTGATCTAGCTGAAACTAAAGTTAAGCTAGTAGCAGGAGCTAAGGCAAAACTTGACGAAGTTAAAACACAATTCATCAAACGCGCATCTACAACTGTACAGAAAACAGTAGAAGCAACTTTACGTAATGAGATTTATCAGTTGCGTGAAGATATTGATTCTGCTCGAACAAGCAGCTTTGGACGTCGTATTTTTGAAGCATACGCTCAAGAATTTCAGCACAGTTTTCTTAATGAAAAGTCAGAAACATCAAAATTGTTGAAGATCATCAATAAGAAAGATGCTGAAATTGCCGAAGCACAAACATCCCAAGCAGAAGCTCTCCAACTAGCAGAATCCAAAGAACGCGAACTTCGTGTTCAGAAAGACTTGATGGAGCGTAAAGTTGTAATGGGTGAACTATTAGCACCCCTAAGTGCTGATAAAAAAGGAATCATGCGTGAACTATTGGAGTCAGTAGACACCAAGCGTTTAGCAGGAGCCTTCGATAAATACCTACCCGCAGTCATGGAAGGCGAAACACGAAAGCCAAAAACTTCTGCTGTTTTAACAGAAGCAGTTGGTGATCGTACCGTAAAAAATACTGAGGTAGGCTTAGATAATATAGTAGATATCCGCAAATTGGCGGGTCTAAAATAACATTTTCAAGGAGAAAAAAAATGTCACAACTTCTGAACGAAAGATGGTCAGAAACCAAAGAAGCTCTGCTTGAAGGCCTCCAAGGGACCCGCAAAGCTTCGATGTCTGTATGCCTAGATAATACACGTCGTTACCTTTCAGAAAGCGCTTCCTCTGGTGCGACTTCTGCAGGCAACATTGCTACACTAAACCGCGTCATTCTTCCAGTAATTCGACGTGTTATGCCAACTGTTATTGCTAACGAAATTGTTGGTGTTCAGCCAATGACTGGTCCAGTTGCTCAGATCCACACTCTACGTGTTCGTTATGCTGATACTGCTAGCGGTTCGGACGTAGTTGCTGGTGAAGAAGCACTATCACCATTCAAGATTGCTGCTGCATACTCAGGTAACGACAGCAGTTCTGCACCAAAGGCAACTTCAACTGCACAGCTTGAAGGTACTCCAGGTCGTAGAATGAGCATTCAGATCTTGAAGGCACCAGTTGAAGCAAAGAGCCGTAAGCTCTCTGCTCGTTGGACTTTTGAAGCTGCTCAAGATGCACAGGCTCAGCAGGGCATTGACATCGAAGCAGAAATCATGGCAGCTCTTGCACAGGAAATCACAACTGAAATTGATCAGGAAATCCTTGCATCACTCCGTGCTCTTGCATCAGTCGAAGAAACATATGACCAGTCACTTGTTTCTGGTACAGCAACATTCGTTGGTGACGAACATGCTGCTCTTGCAATTCAGATTAACCGCGTAAGCAACAAGATTGCACAGCGTACACGTCGTGGTGCTGGTAACTGGGCTGTTGTGTCTAACCAGGCACTAACAATCCTACAGTCAGCTACTACTTCTGCGTTTGCTCGTACAACTGAAGGTACTTTTGAAGCACCTACAAACACTAAGTTTGTTGGTACTCTAAATGGTGCTATGCGCGTTTATGTTGATGCATATCGCCCAGACAGCGACGACGACAACCAGGTTCTTATTGGTTATAAGGGTACAAGCGAAGCAGATGCTGCTGCGTTCTATTGCCCATATATTCCTCTAATGAGTTCAGGTGTTGTTCTTGACCCAGCAACTTTTGAACCAGTTGTTGGTTTCTTGACCCGCTACGGCTACGTGGAACTCACCAATACTGCAAGTTCGTTGGGAAATGCCGCCGATTACTTGGGCAAAGTTTCAATAATCTAATAACTATCGAAAGTGACAACTCCCCACAAGAGGGAAAAGATGGGCGAATATACGGAGAATAAAAAG